TATCGGGAAACAATCCGGTGAATCTGACAGACCCGACTGACGACATGTAGACAGATTTGCCTTAACTCACATGTGAGAACTCTATAATGGCTAATACTACTTTTTCCGGCCCTATCCGCGCCGGTAACATCCGAAACACCGTAGGTACTACTGTAGGTACTGACGTAGCTAACGTAGGCTATGTTGTAATGACTCAACAGCACGTAGCTGACCTATCAGGTGGCGCACTTACTGCATCATCTACTAATATAGTTATCCCCGCAAACTCTAAGATTGTTAACATTCTAGTTGACCTAGAGACGGCTGCTAATACAACTACTAATATAAGTGTTGGTCAAGCGGGTGGAAATAACAATACTTTCATTAACGCTATCGCTTCAGGCACAAGTGTAGGACTTAAAACAATTACCACGCAAGGTGGTGGTACGCTAGAGTGGAAAGATACGGGTTCTTCTGATCTACGTCTTACTGTTACTTCTTCTGCTGGAACTACCGCAGGTAGCGCGGTAATCACTGTAATGTACGCACAGGCGTTTAACACTGCAATTCAACCGTAAGGAGTAGGTTATGTCTTCTGACATTCAATCGACATTTATATCTGCGGCAGTAGCAAGTGCGACGGCTATATCCACCGCTGCGGGAGTAGGTAATAACGCTGCTCTCGTGCTTGTTGGGGGTAGTCCTTTTACCCTTGACGCGGCTAGGAAAATTACTATCACTTCTGCGGGCGACGATAGCGGAAAATCTTTTACTATTGTTGGACTAGATCAAGATGGTAACGCCGCTACTGAAAGTCTTGTAGGCGCAGATACTGGCGTAGTAACAAGTGCTGGATATTACACTTCTATCACTTCTATTACAGCAGTGGGTAACCCTGCGGCCAATGTAAGCGCAGGTACTTCTAACAGCGTAGCAGCTCCTATATTTGGGGGTAGGTTACGTTTGAAGGGTCTATACGCAGTTAACACAGCTACAGCAGGTACTATTACGTTCAGAGAGACTAGCCCTACAGGCAATATCCGTATGCAGTTTGCTACGGTAGCTTCTGCGACTACTTCTGAATACCCTGATGTACCGGACGATGGAATACTGTTTAAAGACGGAGGGTATATAGATTATTCCCCCGCCAACATGTCTTCTATAACTGTGTTCTATGCGTAATTACTACGCTAAAGGCGGGTCAGTAAGTAAAGGCACCGGTATGAAGGGCATGAGCCAGAAGAGCGGCGACAAGCGCCCTACTAAGTCCGGTGCCGGTATGACTGCTAAAGGAGTAGCGAAGTACAGGAAGAATAACCCCGGCTCCAAGTTAAAGACTGCGGTTACCGAGGATAAACCCACTGGCAAGCGGGCAAGTAGGCGTAAGTCTTACTGCGCTCGTTCTGCTGGACAAATGAAACAGTTTCCTAAAGCGGCTAAAGACCCTAATTCAAGGTTGCGGCAAGCTAGGAAACGATGGAAGTGTTAGGAGAATAACATGATGAACAGAAGCTCCATGCAAAAACAAATGATGAGTAAAGGCGGAAAGCTAAACATGGTCAAGGGAAAGGACGGTAAGATGGTTCCCGACTATGCGGCTGACGGCAAGGGCAAGATGAAAGCTGGTGGAATGGCTAAGGCGTACAAGGACGGTGGTGAAGTTATGGAAGACGTCGCAATGGATATGCCTGCGAAGCCCCCACGCCGTGCTATCGAAGCCCCTATGTCTGACGAACAGGCTAAAGAGGCTATGGCTGCATTAAAAAAGGATAAGAAGTCAAAGGCTGATAAAAAGTCAAAGAACGAACCCGCTAAGAAAATGATGGCTGGTGGTATGACTAAGAAGCCAAAGGCTAAAATTCGCGGTTACGGTATGGCTCGTGGCGGCAAAGTTTGTAAGATGCGCTAATGCGTAATTATTACCGCAAAAAGCCTAGCGCGTGTGGGTACAAGGAAGGCGGTACTGTAAAAGACGCGTGCTATAAGAAGGTAAAGAAGCAGTATAAAGTGTTCCCGTCTGCTTACGCGTCGGGAGCCATCGCTAAGTGCCGGAAGAAAAAGGCTGGTAAGTAATGCGGGCGTACTATAAGTCTGGTGGTAAGATACGCAAGACAGAAAAAGGTGCTTCGTTAAAGCGTTGGTTCAAAGAGGACTGGAAAGACGTACGCACTGGCAAGGCTTGTGGTCGGAAGAAAGGAGACGGTCGCGGTACTCCATACTGCCGTCCCAGCAAACGGGTATCTGAGAAGACTCCTAAGACCTCTGGTGAGATGTCTAGCGCCGAGAAGAAAAAGAAGGTAGCTGAGAAGAAAAGACTAGGGCAGCCAGCAGGTAAGCCTAGACGAGTATCAGCTACCAAGCGGAGAAAGAAATAATGGGTATGGGCGTTAAGCATTACTTCAAAGACGGCAAAGAACATAAGGGCGGTATGCATAAGCACTCTGACGGAACCCTTATGACTGGTAAAACTATGTCAAATACGTCTAAAAAACTGTATCACTATGGCGACTTATCTAGTAAGGCTAAGGTCAAAGCTAAGACAGGGTGGGGTAAATAATGGCTACATCAGGAACTACAGCGTTTAACATGGACTTCACTGAGATCGCTGAAGAAGCGTTTGAACGTGCAGGACGTGAGATGCGCTCTGGGTATGACCTCCGTACCGCCCGCCGATCTATGAACTTGCTGACTATTGAGTGGCAGAACCGCGGCATTAACATGTGGACTATAGATAGTGGCACTATTAACTTAGTTAAAGGGCAGACCCAGTATGACTTGCCCGCAGACACTATAGACCTATTAGAACAGCAGATACGCACAGGTAGTGGCAACGCGGCAACACAGTCTGATCTTACCCTAAGTCGTATTAGTGTAAGTACCTACGCGTCTATCCCTAACAAGTTAACACAAGGTAGGCCCATACAGATGTACATTGAGCGTTTACGCGACGCTCCTAAAGTTAATATGTGGCCTATACCTGACAACAACGATTATGTTTTATACTATTGGCGTATGCGTAGGATTGAAGACGCGGGTAGTGGTATACAGACCTCAGATATGAACTTTAGGTTTTTCCCGTGTTTAGTAGCGGGGTTAGCTTACTATATAGCCATGAAGCTACCTGAAATGACTGAGCGAGTGCCTATGTTAAAAGCTGTGTATGACGAGCAGTTTGAGATGGCCGCAGGAGAAGATAGGGAGAAGACCTCGGCTAGGTTTACTCCTCGTATAGGGTACGTGTAGACATGGCTAACCAGTTTGCTTCCAGTAATAAAGCCATTGCTTATTGCGATGTATGTGGATTTCAATACAAACTAAAGGAATTAAAGAGCTTAGTCGTAAAGAACAGAGACACTAACATAAAAGCATGTCCCGAGTGTTGGAATCCAGACCAGCCTCAGAACATGTTGGGAGAGTTTCCTGTACATGACCCACAAGCATTACGCGATCCTAGACCAGACCAGAGCCTAGGGTATGCAGGAGCCACTAGTAGCAGAGATATACAGTGGGGTTGGAACCCTGTAGGTGGAGGAGTTGACCCATTTGGATTAACTCCCAATGTATTATTAATAAATGGTAGTATAGGGCAAGTCACTGTAACTACCTCATAGGAGCATTAAGATGCCAAAAGTAGGAAATAAAGAGTTTGCGTATACAGATGCAGGCAAAGCAGCCGCTAAGAAAGAAGCCAAGAAGACAGGTAAAAAGATGACTAATGCCTATAAAGAAGGCGGTAAAGTGAAAGTTCGTGGTACAGGCTGCGCAACTAAAGGCTTGTACGCACGCGGCCCCATGGCATAAACTATGAATTACACCGAACTGAAAGCTAATATCCAAGACATTTGTGAGAACACGTTCACAGATGACCAACTCGCTATGTTTACGCAGCAGGCAGAGCAGAAGATATATAACTCAGTTCAGATACCCGCGTTGCGTAAGAATGTTACAGGTACGCTATCTAATGGTAATCAGTATCTAGGTATGCCCTCTGACTTTCTGTGGTCGTATTCTTTGGCAGTTGTAGACGGTAGCGGTAATTATACGTTCCTTCTGAATAAAGACGTTAATTTCATACGTGAAGCCTACCCCAATAACACAGGCACTGGGCTACCAAAACACTACGCGTACTTTGATGACGACTCTTTCATAGTGGGGCCAACCCCTGACGCTGCGTATAGTATGGAGCTTCACTATGGATACTACCCGCAGTCTATAGTTACAGCGGGCACTACATGGCTAGGAGAAGAGTTTGACTCTGCGCTATTAAATGGCGCATTGGTAGAGGCAATAAGGTTTATGAAAGGTGAGCAAGACATTATAGCTAACTATACTAATATGTACTTGTTAGCTATGCAGCAGTTAAAGAATCTTGGTGACGGTAAGTTACGTGAAGATACATATCGTTCTGGACAATTCAGAACATCAGTTAGTTGAGGAACTAAAAAATGGCAATAACACAAGCAATG